AATTTAGTGTTCTAATTCTAACTACATATTGATCATTCTCTTTTACAAATGCAAACAACCAAGAAGCATCAAGATTTTCGTTAGTTGTGTCACCTGCCTTACCAAGATTAAAATTACTTACTAGATCCAAATTTTGATTTTGTATAATCTTCCATGAAGTATCTGCTGTATTATATCTCAGCCCAAAGTTAAGATTAGCAAACATAAGGTTGGTCATTTCAGTCTCTAAAGCAACATTTAAATCATTAACAAATTTAGGAACAATATTAGTTGCAATAGCGCCTGTAGGGATGTTTTCATTAAATGTAATTGGTCCTAGCCCGGACGAAAGAGCTCCTCTGTTTGCGTTTGTTCCGTCTCCGATTACTGATTGCACTTTAGCCCAAATATATGTTGAACTTCCTGCATGATCTGCATCGCCTTCCATTAGTTTATTATTTTGATCAGTCATAAAATGATAACCTGGAGGAGCAATAAATTTGACTGTAGCGCCTACACTTAAAAACTTAAGACTGCTTGTAGAATATGTTCCTACCTTAAGCAAACTGTTATCAATAGTATTATTAAAGTAACCCGTACCACTATTTAAATCATTAGTTACGCTAGTCCATGCTGTTGTGTTTTCACTAAATGTTACTCTTTCATATTTTGTAATATAAAAGTTGTATAAATCTTTGTCTGCAAAAGCGCCTTCGATATTTTGTCTAAGGAAGTTTATAATTTCGGTCTTTGTTGTAAATTTAAAAAATAAACTTCTTTCTGAATCTTGTTTATAGATGTACCCGTCATCTGCAAATACATTTACTGCACTATATTTTCCGCTTGCATCTATAATATCATAATTTCTAGATATACCACTCGAAGTTCTGTTGATTGCTTTTAGTTTTAAAATATTCTGAGAACTGGCTAACGGAGCAAGGTTGTAATCTTCACCCGTTACCATTCTGTTCTGTGTATAATAAAGTGCAGGAGCATTCTGTCTAATTGTTTCTGTACTTTCTGGTGCTGCTGCATTATTAACTGTGTATTGTAATCCAAGATTAATAGTTAAGGTATGTCCAATTCCTGACTTATTAACGTAATCAACATCTATTGAAATACCCCTCATGTCAGTAGGAGCAATTGAATATTCCAAACCATTACTAACCCTATAGTAAACTCTAAATGAGCCCTGCGGAAGATTGCCATATGTACCATCAGCAAAAACAAGATTTACTCTATCATCAGGTTGTGTTGATACAGAATAAATGTTTTTTATATTTCCTACTATACTGTTATATGCAATATTGTTTCCTGTTAGAGTATCAACTCTGGTCCATTCTGCTTCTTGGCCTCCTGCACTGTTTACTCCGAATAACCACAAATCATCATTATTGATGTTATTTGTTTCAACAGCGATAGTTTCGTTTGTGGTTGGGGTATTAATTGTAAAATTTGCTAATTCCAAACTTCCTTGTTTAAACTGTAGGAAAAATCCTGTATTTGCACTTGCGGATCCTTTACCATCCTGTCTATAAACAAAGCCTAATTGATTTCCTGGAGTAGGTGCTTCCTCATAGATTTTTTCTGAATCTTTAAATGAAGTACTTACTAATTCGAATGCCATGTTTCTTCCAGCAACAGATTTTGTAAATGTAAACAACGGAATGTCAGTTGTGGTTGTTCTAAATCTATACTGTTCAGTGGGTATACCTTGAATTGTAGCAGACCCTTCACTTCTGCCAAATTCCACATTGTCTGCCATTGCAGAATTAAGAACTAGAACAAATTGTTCTGCCCAGTTTGTGTTAGTAGGATCATTCCACTTTACTGTTTGCTGAGCTAGATTTCTTCCGTTACTATCCACTATATTTTCAGTAGTTGAAATACTATTAAATTTAAGTAGTCCGCTACTACCAATGTTACGCTTTGCATTGTATGATAACATGCGGGCAATTCTTAGAACGCTTTCTTTACGTTCTGCTAATTCTAAAAAGTTTTCTCTACTTGCTAAATCTAATCTAAATGAAAGGCTTTGTCCTAGGAAGGCAATTGCGTCAACCAATGCCATATACTCAGAACTTTCAATGTAATCATTGAAATCTTCAGGATAATTTTCTCTCAAATAGGCTATAATTACTCTGCGAATATTTTCAAAATCATAGGACTTGAAATCCGCATTTCTAAACGTTTGATAGATGCGTGTCCAGTCTTGATTTAGTATTAAATTATTCTGTCTTGACGTTGTGCTCATTTATTAATGTCCTATTGTAATATTTAGCCCTTGTAATAAACTGATCAGTTTATAACGGAGTTATTTCTGTCAAAGTTAAATCGCATTCTTTCAGTAACATTAAACGGGACGTATATAACATCTGCTTCAATTCTCATGCCCTGCTCCGTGCTATCTACACTTACACTTTGAACCACTACCCTAGGATCATAATTTATTATGGTTTCAACATCCTTGGCTATCATATTCTTAACTTCTTCCGTAAACTGTTCAAATATCATATCCCATATTATGGTTCCGAATGTGGGATTTTCTAATTTTTCTCCCTTTCTTATGTAGAAATGATTAATTATGTCCTGCTTTACCAAGTCAATATCATATAACTTAAACCCGCTTGCCTTGTTCTTTGAATTGAATCCTCTGTATGTAAATGTGTTTGCTCCTTCTGCTCCCACACTTGCTTGGTTAACTGCCACTGATTTTTGATTGTATATCTTCTTCATAATCCTACTCCTCTAGTTCCCTGTCAGTAAACTCTTCCTTCTGCTGAGCAGGTGCAAAATTCTCATGCAAAGCCCAAGGTTCGTGCATAGGTACCCTTTTCATTATTGTTTTTATTTTTCCGTCTATATATCTTAACTTAGGCCATCCAACATTTACATTATTAAACAATGTCGTATGCAAATGTAGATCCTTAATGCTCTTCGCTGAGTCTGCTGTTCTTGCTGCAGGACCGTTCATGTGTATCTGTTCTGCTGTTTCAATGTGCTGACCTGTGCTTAGTATCTCGGTGTTCGCTCCTGCCGTTAGACTCGTTCTTAATCCTGTCTTGATATCAAGATTAATTTTCTGTTCTATTCTAGTATTGCCTATCACATCAATATCCAAGTCTCCAGGAACAATTACACCTTCTGCATTTTCATAACTGCGTGTTTCAATTTTACCATTTGCACCAATTAGTATGTTAGTGTTAAATGCACTCTCGATCTGTATTCGGCCCGCCTCAAACTCTCTACCATCCTGTATCTTGGGTATCGGATTGCCATCATCGTCTCTGCGATGCAATTCATCAACCGAAACGTATTCCGCAGTTGCTTTCATGTTGATGTTCCTACCCGCTTCAATGTTTATGTCTCTGTCTGCTTTTATGTTTAAATCATTTTCCGTGTGTATGCTTATACTGTCCGCTGCATAGATATCTATCTTACCATTGGATGTTAATTCAACCCACGCACTTCCTCTTGCATTTCCTATGTAGATAAGGTCCTCGGAATTGTGTAATAAAATTTGATGCCCGGTCCTTGTTCTCAGTCTAGCATATTCGTTGTAAGGAATTGTAGGTTCACCTTTTTCGTTAGTAGGTTTTGCATCATTGTCAGCAAATCTTTTTTCTAGCAAGTCAATATATCTTACAGGACCATCACTCGCTTTTGTCTGTCTTACGTATCTGTCATCACCGTCATCAAATACAAACTGTGTACCTCCTAATCTTGAAACAGCAACACCGTCTAATGATTGACTATCTGTGGGACCGACTGTCATTCTCTTACTGCCATCTCTCCAATCCAGCGGTCCGGGCGTTGAAATACCAAACACGGAGTTTGGCACATTTCTTCGGGCAGAACTGTTGGTAACACCCCTCACATCGTCTTCAAGAGTTCCTTGTTCAAGGAACCTATCCGCTATAGGGTGAACCGGTTTCTTAATTTTGTCCGGATCCTTTTCAGCATCTTCTTGATTGAATCTCTTGTTTATTTCACCTGACGGAAGAGGCTGTGTGGTGTCAAATTTTTTCTTATCAGCATCTGTAAGCGCAACTTCCTTGGTGCCTGCTATTCCCGGAACCATGTTGTTGGCAAAGTTAGGTGGTAAACAGGCAAACCAATAGCCCTCTCCTGGATCACCATCAACAAATACACACATTACAGTAACGCCAACATCTGGTGGTACAAACCACATGCCGTATGATTTTTGTGTATCATTAAAATCTGTATTGTTTTTACCCATTGCAGGAAAAGGAGTATACCCAAAGAAAGGTGATGCATAGTTTACAGTATAAGTTTGATTATCTGCACCAATATCATTTCCTTGGTCCTTTAGAAGAGAAACTCTCAATCTACCATTGAATGTAGGATCCATGGTGCTGATAACTTTTGCAAGATACACTCCACTTCCGAGATTTACGCCGGCAGTTTCTTTGCTAGGACTTCTTCGCTGTATTGCCATTTTATGTTACACCTTCATTTAATTCTATATCAAATTCTCTCTCTTCTTGATTTGGTTGATCTTGTTGTCCTGTGTTTAGGTTTCGATTTTTCTGCGCAGGAAATTCTACACTAGTTTTTGGAATGTCTGCACCTAAGTTAATACCTGGTTTAGTTGTACCTGTAGTTGTAGACTTAACTTCTTCGCTAACATTGGTTTGTTCTTTACCTTCGCCGACTACTTCTACCGTTTTATTATTTTGTTTATCTACCGTAGTCTTTTCTCCGTCAAAATCTGTTGGTTGTGCTTGCATTCTAACACACTCAAGATCCTGTTTGAATGTTCCACCGGAAAATTTACTGATAACTTTAATTACTCTATAGATACCGCTGAAAGGACTAACACCTTCATCAAACTCAAACCCTCCGGTACGTTCGTTTATATCTGCAGGTGTTCTAAATGTAAGATACACGTAAACATCCTGCCCTTCATAATTCATAGTGCCGTCTTCTGTGAGCAAGGTTGACTGTGGAGACGTTTTAGCAAAATAATTACCGAGACCGCTGTCTACTAGATAATATGTGTCGCCCATGATTGTAAAATTAATTCTTACTAAATCTGAACTTGTAACATTAATAAATGCGTCTTGAAAACTTTCTGCAATTTTCTGTTCTACACCTGTATCTCCAGACCCTCCCCTGAGTACAGAAAATAAATTTGGATTTTTCTTAATTTTTGATTTTCCTAGATTTGCTGCCTGGGCTTTTGCTTCATTACCTGTACTGGTTTTTGTTTCGACTGTTTTTTGCTCAACAGTACCTTTGTTATCTTTGTTCTGTTCATTTTTAGTTTTAGACTCTGACTGGGGATTTGATCCACTATAAAATAGATAGTTTATCTCAATATTAAAGTCTAAAATTTCTGAGTTCTGTCCAGTATAGATGTATTCGTATTTCTTAACTATATCTTTTTCTAATATATCATATCCTACAGGCACTGCATTTGGATTTCCGAAAATGCTAGAATGCACTTTAAAAGGTACTACTCTATAAACGTATTTTTTTGCGAAGTCTCCAATGGTATCATCATACTCAAGAAATTCAATCTGCACATCTATTTTAAACCAATCTATCATTCCGTCTGCTTTCGTGGCTTTTTGAGTTGCTTGTTTTGCCCAGGTAGAACTTAAGATAACCTGTGTAATAATATCAGTCAATTTTTGTTTTTGAGTAAAGTGAAAGGATCTTGACTTTTCATCAATCTGCATTATTCCTCTCTTCACACGCTTGGTTTCTTCATCAACAACATCCTTGTCAGTTTTGAAAGGAAAGTTACCACCGGTCTTGACATCAAAACCAAAGTTTGATTTAGAAATAGGATTGTTACCAATATTTTGACTCGTTGTAGCATCAACTTCAGTTCCACCAACTGCTTTTTGACCTGGGCTAGATGGATCATAAGTTGCTCCTGCTCCGGAATCATTGCTTGAATCGTCTTGATTTGTAAATCTTTGATCTGGTGTTTCAGGAAAATGTATTTCGTACCTATCCTTAATTTTATATCTACCTTGTTTTACAGCAAGCTCTTCGTTTTTATTCAATAACGATACTAAACTATTTTTTCCTGTTGCTAATAGATCTCTTACAGTTCCTTTCTCGTTTGGATGCTGTCCTGCATCCGAAGCGCCATCTGTAGTAACACTTATGTTGATATCAGTAAAGGCCGTATCAACCGTGTCACTAAATCCCTGATAATTGTATGGATACGCTTCAACTGCATACTTGCTTCCTGTTTCGTCTACAGTAAAAGTAACCTTCTTTAATTTAACTATAAAATATTTAGGCTTAATTGTTTTCTTAAGTGTTGCGTCCTCGTCATAGCCTATTATATCAAGTTTTAATAGAAACGGAGAATCTAGATAGTTTACATAGCCGGCCTTAATTGCTGCATTCTGCAATGATTGTAAAAGCAATCCCATTGAAAACGGTTCTAGAATATTAAAAGTAAAAGCAATTGCATTTTGATTACCTGTCTTGGGCGTGGCAGCAATTACAGAAGTCATTTCAAAATCATCAATGAAATATTCTGGCTTTCCGTATTTCGTGTTTACTCTTTCTGCATCGCCTCTTCCTGCGCTAGAAAAAACTATGCTGCTAGATAGAGTGGCAGTTCTAGTTTCTTCGAAACTTCCGTGTTGATTTTCTCTAGTTACCGTTGATTTAACGTCATAACTCTGTGAAGCGAAACTTAATCCTACTGAATTTCTATAGAGGGCAGGATTATTAAATTGTTTAGGAGTTAATACTGCCATAGTCCATAGATGATTGATAGAAGCAAAATTGCCGAGAGGGTTTGGAACAAGGCTACTTAAATTCTTTCCTGAAGTTCCTGAATTTGAGTTTTGAGGTTCTTCAGCACCTGCAGCATCGGATTTTTGTTCTTGGTCTATATCTACCTTTGCGCCTGCGGCTTTTTTAAATGCATCTACAAATATCTGCGGAATGGCAGTATCGGTGGCGGCTGGAATATTTTTTGTGCCATCCGGTTTCTTGTTCTGATAAGCATCTAACTGTTCCTGCGTGCCATATACCTTGGCTTCTTTGCCATTTATTCTAGTAGTAATGTAAGGTTGCTGTCTGACTTCATCAGTAATATTAATGTTAGCGGCGGTTCCTGTTGATTGAATTCTATACTCTTCCAAATTAGCCATTCTAGACTCCTAAGAATGCTTTTAAATTAGATTTCTTTGGTATGTAAATTTTTACTCCAGGAACAAAATCATAAATTGGGTCTTTAATTGTTTCCATGTTTCTCTGCACAAATACCCACCATAGTTTAGCATCTCCATATAGATCATAGGCTAATAAATCTGGACGTCTAGTATATTGACTTTCAATAGTATATAAGTAATCGTCCTTCTGTGATGGCACAGGTCTGATACTTAGTAGCTCAAGATATAAATTGTTTTGTCTCGTTGCCGAGTAAGGTGATGTTTGTCTATATGTTGCCATTATAGGTATCCTCTACCGCTTGGTGTATAAAAATTACCCTTTGCATAATCAGTCAAACTAAACTGTCTTAGATTTCTTCTGTTGTAAACTGGTTGTACTGTTACATTAACGCTGCTAGTAATCGGTACCCATGTATTAGTATTAAATGCATTACAGCGTTTATAGTTTACATCCTTGCTGAAATCTACTGAGAACGATTTTACAACAACCGGAATATTATCAAACACACTTGCACCATA